CAAAATAAAACAAATCACAACCTCATATAGAAAACGAAAATATCCTAAAACTTACGCAAGTTACCAAGCCATAGAGACAAAAGGAAATTCAAACAACAACGTAACGAGCACAATCACGCATGTTTGATTTCGAAAGTTTCTCAGAACGCAGTAATTTCCCGGCATTTAACTTTGAAGTCAGGGAGAAGCAAATTGAGTACTTCAACGAGCAGCTGAATAAGATTTTACAGGGTGTCAGAGACATTGGCGGTGAATTCATCATGGATAGTACTATACGCCAAGGATGGATGGGGATTCTGAAACGGTTTGCCATTCAGGGAACGCAAGACCGAAACATTGTAACAACACAAAACCAATCACCCATCGGACTCTTCACAACATATGACCTAGGTGTTTCAACCCTAAGCCAGGCAATGAACGAAAGCGAAGTGCTGAAGCAGCGAGTCCAAACGCCAATGGAATTAGATATACACTTCATATTGGAGAAGAAATGTGCAAGCCATCCGTGGTTATACTTTTCAAACAATAGTTGTGCTTTTGGTGGGAAGAACTACTCCGAAAACCTCAAGACTTTTCTGAACGCTGATTTCCAAAGTGGCTTTTGCTACTTGAATCTACTCGTACCTTTTAGTTTTGAGATACAAAATAATCACACTGAGGAGTTTAGACAAGTATTAGAGAGCACACCAGAGATTCTTGGTGCTTACCCTTCTTTTTCTAGCGTTCTCAATATGTTACTCTACTACCAGAAGAGGTTTCCAGAACTTGTTTCTAGTCCAATTCCTGTGATAGCTTTCGACCCACAATCACTCCAATTGCACGTTTGTGATAAACGTGGTGTTCCAGCAACATGGGCTTTTCTTCAAGCACAGCATCTTAGTGATCTCTTAACTTTAGCAGTTGAATATCGGGATGCTGACTTCATGGCCTACCCAGTTGGAGGGGTTGAGAGTAAATATGCAAACTGGAGAACGTCTATGGACCATTATATAACGGATCGGTTCGTCGAAATGACGGTTCTGGCAGACAGGCTAACGAACATCATACAAGCAACTCCTGACACAGAAGGAGGCGACCCCGCCGCGGGTGAATGTCTGAACACGATGGGGTTTACCAACGTGGTGGCGAGAAGCAAGCGATTTCCAGAAACTCGGAATATTACGGACGTCCTAGTGGATTTAAATGACGACATAATATATGAGCCACTCGATAAGCTGAAGTTGTTCTTGCTAGTTGCTCACCGTAGTGTCCAAAGTAAAGCAACAATACCAACGCAAATTAAAGCAAAGTGCAGGGCTGTCCTCGACACACTTCGAATCTCTCAAACTAGTGAAATCCCAGCATACTCCAGAGAGAAATTCGAGATCACCAACAGAGTTGTCTGGAATTCAGAGTTCCATCGAATCCACGAGCAAAAAGAGAAGCTAGCAACGCTTCACAAATGGTTTGAAGATTTTGAAAACAATCTGCCCAGCGGATCCATCAACCCTGAACCTAGCTCACAAAGCTCAGAACTCCAGACATCTGCTGGAGGACAGGATGGAACAGATGTTTCAGTGCAGAATGTTCGCATTGTTGAAATAACTGCAAAGCGCTCATACTGGGCAGAAATCATCGTTGGGGTCGTAACAACATTGCTTGGAGCCGCCTTAATCTTTATCATCAATCTCTTCCGCAGGAGGCGAGCACGTCTTGTCAGTAAAGACACATTCCCATGGAAATCTATATCCTTCGATGAAGGTGATGAGGATGGTGGTGACGAAGGTCCCCCGTCGCAAGGAAGAAGACAAGGAGGTCTCCTCCATCACCCTGCACCAAGCCAGAGCCAAAGTGCATCAGAGGAATCAATTGATCAACTTTTAACTCGGCTCAATGCGGACCGTGATCGTGGAGAGGATTACACAAGGCCTGACGAGTCACAAATCCAAGAGGCAGAGAATCATCTAACCATGGTCAAGCTGTGGCTTTCTGATAACCGGTTCACTGACATCGAGAGGTGTATCGTTGATACTTTATCATCTCTCTCAACTTTGAACGAAGTTTCCGAGGAGGGAACACCATATCAGATTCTTGCCGATTATCTCCGGAAACTTGTTGTCGCTTACAGAGAGGTTGAGACTACAGGAGAAACTGCCGATGCATCGCTCGTTGAGCTTAAGAACCTCGAACTCCATCTCATTCGCTTAAACTTCTTACCGGAGATGGCAACACCATCTCAGGCACTCACGAAGGCCGTGATAGATTCTAAAGCTAAGCAGTGGATTAATGAACTTAAAAGCACATCTTCAAACATGGGCGAAGAGCTCATAAGCTCCCTAGAAGCGTTAGTCCAGCGCATCGACACTCAAGTGATGGAAGGTTTCTCCGAATATGATGAGCTCACCGCTTGCCTCATTCGTCGTTTGGTGCGGATCATTAAAACGGTTGATGGCGCAGCAAGTGATCTCGTGAAAAGTGAAGCAGTCTCTAGTGCTGATGCCATTCTCGCTGAATTAAACGCGCGATCCGGGGCAAATATATCAATGATTTATCTATCCTCGGTTCGAAGGCAGATCATCATTGATCGTGTAACACCAACAGGCGTTCACGAGGATGCATCGCCAGAAACGCGCGAGAAAGTTTTACAGGCTGAGATCGAGAAGATTCAAGCTGAGACGAGAGCTTATGAGGAAACAGCACGAACTCAGTTTGATCTAAGGCGAATCAACGAGGAAACTCGTATCCGTGAGCACATTCTTCAGCCTATCAATACGATGGCCAATCTTGGCCTCACAGCTGCTTTCTTTCGTGGAATGAGAGCACCATCAACTCCTGGCGCAGTGGCGGCACAGGCCACTCAAGCAAGGAGCAGAGCATCCTCAGTCTTTTCGAGACCGGGGCATCGTCTACGCTGATGTAGACAAAACGAACACAAAAGTGCAGGGAGGGGCCTGTAACTAATCCGACGTTGGTTGCATGCATTTTCATCAATGACCATAGCATGAAGCATATCATTTTGCATTTGCATAGGCAAGGGAATACCTTTCCGTGGATTGTCGAAACTTTTGTTGTTGTTGGTTCTTTTGTACCTCACATGAGCATACAAACGATCTGTATCAACAGCAATCGTGGGTGCATGAAGTGCACTGGTTTCCTCCTCGTTCGTCATCAATATGACGGTTTCATCTTTTGGTGTTTTTATCCTTTGTAGCAGGTTTTGCTTAGTCGAGCTTACTCTGCACAAAACAGGACAATCCTTGTTGATCGTGGGTTACTGGCTTAGCCACCTAACTTCACCATTGTATCAAGGTTTGAAATGCTCTGTGTGGGCCAAGACTTGTCTGCTTAGCTGTCGCTAACACAGGTTTTCGCCTTGCATTTCAACGGAACAGGGAACGACCGCCCTCATACCAATGCGCGAGCATCCCGGTATCAGGTTGGCCCTGTATCTGCCACCACCACAGCATGTCTAATTGTTGTTTTGCATCCAAATCTTTTCACAAACCTGATCTTGGAGAAACAGGAAAGAGGTTTGATATCCGTTGGTCAGTCGACGGAGGGTATGTATGGATGAATATACTTACTGTACACAGGAACGTG